ATGCAGCATATTGAAGGCGCGTGGAACCAGTTCGCGGATTCGGAAGTCCTGCCAGCCGTTGACATGATTGTCAACGCACTGCCCACAGTGACCCGACAGGAGCTGGAAGATCGCATTGCGATGGTGATGCAGGCGCATGGCGAAGTGGCCCCCAACGGGCAGATGCACTTTCCGCCATCACGTTACGACACCATCAGGCAGTACATCGTGAATGATTTGGCGTTGTGGGCACAAGCCGTACATTCGCGCCGAGCGCAGCCAGCCGTGACTCCTGCCCAGCAGAAGGCACAGGCTGAACTGGAAAAGGCTCGCGTGGACGCGCAGAAGGCCAAGCGACAGATCGGACACATCACGAAGCCGGTGGGACGCTCGGACATGGGGTCCGCGTCACGCAAACCGGCGAAGCCTGCCACGCTTGACGATGCGATGTCATCAGTGATTGACAGCGTGTTAGCAAGCGCGATGGGCTAACGACATCATCGCAATGAGGTAACTCAACCATGCCAGCCCCTACGGTTATTACGGACAGTGAACTGTCCGGTTTGCTGAAGAACTTCTACTCGGATTTCCGGGAGAAGGTGCAGAATCTCGTCACGCCGCTCGTCGCCAATCTCGAAAAGGCGAAGGCCGGTGGCCCCCGCAACATTCGCTGGGGCGGTAACAACGCCTACTGGGACGTGGTGGTTGGGCGTCCGGCTGGCTCCACGGCGTCGCCGGGTGGCTACTTCCCGCCCGATACGACGGCGAGCGAAGTGCAGGCGAACGTCGGCGTCGTCCGGGCGTATACCACGCGCCAGATCGATGGTCTCGCGTTCCTTGGCACGACGGACAAGAAGGCGGCGTTCACCACGATTCTTTCCAAGACGATGGAAGAAATCAAGGACGCCTCGAAGCTCCTCATGCAGCAGTCGCTGCATAACAAGGCCGACGGCGTGGTGGCGCTGATCGGGACGGCTTCGACCACGACTAGCATTATCGTCTCCTCGCCTTATGGCGTGGCGAACGCGGGTCAGGGTGGTCTGCTTCTGTCGGTCGGTGACTACATCGCCGTGCTGTCCAACGTGGACAACTCGGTGCGTGGGCGCTCGTCGATCACGGCGATCAGCAACAGCGGCGACAATGCCACGCTGACGCTCGGCACGGCCATCGCGTCGATGGCGGCGACGGACAAGATCGTGAAGGCGACGGCGAGCGATACCTCGTTCAATGCCTCCATGAACGGTCTGATCTCGATCACCAACCGTGGCAGCAGCTACAACAGCCTGCACAACATCACCGCCGCGACGTATGGCATCTGGGATGCCACGCGCATGGTGGCGGGCACGGATACGCCGGATGCGACGCAGCCGACGGAATCGGATGTGTGGGATCTGGTGCAGCGCATCAACGGCAAGTCCGGCAAGGACGCCTCGGCGCGTCCGGGCGACTTCCTCATGCTGACCACGCCGGGCATCCAGAAGAAGCTGCTGGATTCGATGGTGGGCCAGCGCCGGTTCACGGCGGGCGAGTTTGCGACCACGGTGAAGGGCGGCTACAACGCCGTCAGCATCTGCGGGATCGCCTGCGTGCAGGACTACTACGTCCCGGCTGGTACGATCTACCTCATCCACAAGCCGTCGCTGGCGATGGTGGATGCGAAGGATTGGGGCTTCGTCGAGTTCGAGGGCGCGGGTCCGTGGCGCTGGATCACTGGCCGCGATGCCTTTGAGACGACCTACGGGTTCTATGGGAACCTCGCCACGCTGGCGCGGAATGCCCACGGGAGCATTACTGGATATACGGACACTGTGAGATATTCACACGTGGTATAAGTAGGTACCTTTGCGGTTGGGTACTAGCTTGTTATATTGAGCTAGTACTCAACCCGAGGAGCCTATGCAGCACACGTGCAGAATCTGTGGGAAGGTGGGTGGACTTGAATCGTTTTATGCTGGGTCGATGGTTCGCTGCAAGCAGTGCGTTAATTGCCTGAACAAAGAGCGGTATCATCAGACTTACAAAGATCGGTTTAAATCCGCCCGCCGAGCCAAGGATCAGGAAAAGAAACGAGTCGAGATAGCGTTGTCTGATGTTGAACGTGCTTACGCTGCTGGGTTGATAGATGGCGAAGGCTGCATCCGGATAACCAGCCGTGGACTCCAAGGGGGAACGACATTCCGAAAAGGTCAGTACACGCTGATGGTGGAGCTGACCAATACGGATTATGGGATGGTCCTTTGGATGATAGAGCGATTTGGTGGATCGGTTTCTCACACTGGTGAAAAGCCAGAGGAAAACCGCAAAGAGCAGTGGCACTGGCGGGTTGGATCAAACAAAGCACTGTATGTTCTTGACGCGATCTATCCGTATATCCGCACCAAACGACAGCAGGCAAAGCTCGGCAGACGGTTTCAACGGTACGCGCAGTACACAGGTCGTCCAGCAAGCTCGAAAATCCAGCAGCTACACGAGCGGTTTTACACAGAGTTTCGCGCCTTGAATAAGCGCGGAATACGCTAACAAGGAGTCTTTCATGCCGCAGACGTTTTTTGCGCCGAAGCCCGGACGTTTTGGGACGCAGCCGATTCCGCTGAATAGCGGACGGTTGAATACCGGGACGCTGGCGGCTGGCACCCAGACGCACAACATCGGTGGCCTGCCGACAAAGTGCCACATCAACAAGGCGACGCTGTGCGCGGAGACGTTCCCAACCGCCGCCACATCGTGCGCGGTGACGCTGTTCAAGATGACCGGAGCCACGGCGGTAGCCCTGACATCGGCGCTGGACATCAACACCAAGACGGCAGACACGCCGTTGCAGTTCAGCTTCCTGACGACCACGACCGACGCGCAGCGCACGCTGACCAATGCGGACAGCCTGCGGGTGTCGATTGTGACGGTGGGCGCGGTGTCGGTGCAGCCTGACGACATCACGATCACGACGGAACTGCTGGCGCTCGAATGACCGCGCCTGTGGTGCTCTTGAGCCACCGGGGCACCCCGGAGCCGTCGTTGGACATCCAGCGGCGGCTTCGTGCGGTGCATCCTCGGCTGTTCCTGCGCTATGTGGAATCGCTGGCCGAGCATTGGGCGATCTGCATGACGTGGGACGACAACGACCGGCGGTACGAGATGATCCGCTCGCAGATCATCAATCCCGAGAAGTCGTTCGACATCATCGGGTATCTGCCGATGCACTGCTCACTGGATGAAGCGCCGTCGTATCTGGCGAAGTCGTTCCGGGAGTATCCCGTGCAGGAAGTTCAGACGCTCGCGCAGCACATTGCCGTCTTTAACGAGTCGCTGACGGACCAGATTGCCGAGAAAACGCTGGCAGATCTGCTGGACCGTCCCGACCCGTCCAGCACCAAGAGCAAACTGCGCGGTCGCACGATCAAAACGATTTAAGGGGGCGTCATGCCGTTTGCTACGCGGGGCCAGTTGGTGACGTACACCCGTGACTACATGGATGCCACGGGTTCCTCGCGGTGGTCGGATGACACGATCAAGGCCGTGCTCAACTCGGTGTTTGACAATGAATGGTCGAACATCCTGAACGCTGCCCCCTACTGGCGCTTTGCCCAGCGTCAAGTAACCACCGACGCCAATGGGCAGGTGGCGCTGTCCTCGCTGTCCAGTGGTAGCGGAGACGCGGAACAGAACTGGTATCGCATTGTCTCGGTCAGCGACGGCAACGTGCTGTACCGGGAGACGCGGTTTCAGGACGCGCCCTTGGCGACGACCTCGAACTATATGCCGACGTATGCGCGGCAGTACTACCTCGTCGGGGATGTGTTGCAGATCCTTCCCGTCGCCTCGGGTCTCTCGCTCTACGTCGCGGTCAACTACAAGCCGACCGCCATTCTGGATCTAGAGAGCGATAGTTCAACGGTAGACTTCCCCGAGAACAATCACCTCATCATCGTCTCGGAAGCCGCCTCGCAACTGCTGCTCAAAGGCGGCGCAGAGGCCGGATCAGCCAGCAACTTCAAGAAGCTGGCGGCAGACGACCGCGAGGTCATGCTGGACGACATCCGCCGCCGCACGATCAACCCGACGCGCATGGCGTACCCGGATCAGGCGTATGACTGGGCGGGTGGCTGATGGCGGCAGAACCCGGCGGGACTCGACTGGCCGACGCCCAGCCGCGCTTTGACGGCGGGCTGAACGATGTGTCGGACGATGCAGCACTGGCCGAGAACCAAGTACGCCGTGCCACCAACGCCCGTCTGACAGACTTCGGCGCGATCAGCAAACGTGGGGGGTTGCAGCAGACGAGCACCGCTGCGCTCGCCGCTGTCAGCGTGCTGAACGGGTACACGTGGCGGAAGGACGCCGGGACGCAGCAGATCCTTGCCGTCTGCAATGGGGCGCTCCGGACGGCGACCTATGGCGTGTTCCCGTGGACATGGGCGTCGCCGGCTGGCTCGCTGTCCACCACCGTCGCGCCCGAGTTTGCCCAGTTCCGGGATGGCACGAACGATTGCGTGTACATCGCGGACGGCGGGGCGCTCAACAAGTGGGACGGCACCACGCTGTCCACGGACATTGTGGGCACGGTAGCGACCACGACCATTGCCGTCCACAATCAGCGGCTCTGGGGCGCAGGGAACAGCACCTACCCCGATAGCATCTTCTACTCCTCGCTCAACAACGGATCAACGCTTGGGAACGGCGGGTCCGGTGGCGGGCAGATCGTGGTCCGCACGTTTGGCGACGAAACGGTGGTTGGGCTGGCGAGCGTCAACACCTCGCTCCTCATCTTCCACCGTCGCGGTATCTCGCGCTTGACCGGCTACGGGCAAGACGACCTCACCGTCGCCCCGCAGGCCGTTACCGCCGACGTGGGGACCATTGCGCCAGATAGCATTGTGGCGCACAACAACCAAGCCTTCTTTGTCTCGGAGCGCGGCCTGTTCCGCTGTAACGAGTCGGAGGTAGCCCCGGTCAGCAGCGCACAAGCACCGGATCCGATCCTCCCAATCATCCGGCAACTGTCCTCGGCCCAGTTCTCCAAGATCCACGCCGAGATCAACCGGGGGACCAAGGAACTGTGGATCACGATGCCCGGGTACGGCCTATACGTCTACAACCTGCTCCTTGGCGCATGGTCGGGACCGTGGGACGGCGGGTGGATCAGCCCGGACACGACCTGCATCTTTGAGACGATCAACACGGCGGGGCTGCCAGTGATGCTCCGGGGCGACACCAGCGGGTATGTCAGCCTCTGTGAGCCATCCAGCGTGTTCAAGGACAACGTAACCGCTGACGGCACGGGCGGCATCCGTTACGCCTTGACCGTGCAACTGCACCGGCTCTACTGCGGGGACGATGCGTTGGCGAAGTCCCTCCGCTGGGGCTACCTGACGGCGCAGCTCAAGGGTAGCGACCAGTGCCGGGTGGAGTGGAGCACGGGGACCGACTACGGCTCGTATAGCCTACCGCCATCCACGGATGAGTCGTGGGGCGGGTCCAGCACGGTCTGGGGGACGGGGACGTGGGGCGGGGCGGGGAGCAAGAGCTATCGCATCCCGATGGGGGGCGTGGGGTACTATATTGACGTAAGCGTGGTGGACTCTGGGCAGGCGCTGCCGGTGTTCAGCCGCTTTCAACTTGAGACGTTCTCGTTGGGTCGGAGGTAGGGATGGCGCAGACTATTGGGCAGCACTCGCTTGCCACGTTCACCAGTCCGGTCAACGGGACGACCCCGATTGACGCCAACACGGTGCGCGGGAACGACAACACGATCCAGACGGCGTACAACGCGCACGACACGGACCCCGGCATCCACCTGCAATCGTCCGACCTCACCTCGCGCCCTGCGGCGGGGACGGCTGGACGGAAGTGGCTGACGGCGGATTCCGGCAGCTACCGCCTGTTCTTCGATGATGGCAGCGCGTGGCGAGAACTGTCGTACTTCTCGGCAGCCGGTGGCACGATCAGCGGCAACGTCAGCATCACGGGCACGCTGGGCGTCACGAGCCTGATTACGGCCTCCGGTGGCGTGTCTGGCAATCTGACGGGTAACGTGACAGGCAATGTCACAGGCAACGCGACAACGGCGACGACGTTGCAGACCGCGCGGACCATTAACGGGGTGAGCTTTGACGGGTCCGCGAATATTACGGTGACGGCGGCGGCAGGGACGCTGACCGGCACGACACTGAATAGCACCGTCACGGCGTCAAGCCTGACGTCGGTTGGAACGTTAACAAACCTTACAGTCACCAACCCGATCAGCGGCAGCGTGACCGGATCGAGCGGGAGTACGTCAGGCAATGCGGCGACCGCTACCGCACTGGCTACCGCCCGCACGATCAACGGCGTCAGCTTTGACGGCAGCGCCAACATCACGGTCACTGCTGCGGCTGGCACGCTGACGGGCAGCACGCTGGCAAGCGGTGTCACGGCATCCTCGCTCACCAGCCTCGGCACGCTGACGAGCCTTAACAGTACGGGTAACGTCAAGATTGGGACTGGCGTAGCAAGCAATACGTCACGTTTGATGGTCAATATGCCGAGCGGCACGGCGGCTGGCATCCAGTTGTTTCAAGATGGCATTGAGTCGTGGATTATGGAGTCGGTCGCATCGGTGGCTGCTTTGCGGTGGACCGCTAGCGGCTCTGAGTATATGCGGCTCACATCCACGGGACTTGGTATAGGCACGACAAATCCCGGCGTCAAGCTAGATGTGTTAGGAGCTGATGGCGTTCGCGCTCGCGTTTCTGCGTCAAGTCTTGGAACGGCTGGGCTGATTCTGTCGTCTGCTGGCGGCACGGCGTGGACGATGAAGGCGGGCAACGGCGATAATTCGCTCCGCTTCGATCAGGACGGCACGGATAGGTGGATCATGGCAAGCGGTGGCAGTCTGCTCGCCGCCACCGATGCTTCCTACAACATCGGAGCCTCAGGCGCGAACCGTCCGAATAACATTTACGCGGCGGGGAGTGGTGCGTTCGGTGGTGCTGGAATCAACACGACGCTGAACGTAAAGGGCGCTGCTGGCGTTACGTCGTTTACTGGAAGCGGCTATGGCGCGGCGATTCTTCGCGCCGCAGCATCTACCAATGATCTAACCGCTCTCGACTTCAGTTCAACGGGCGATTATCCGGTTGCCCGCATCGCCATGAAGTACACCTCTGGCGGTTCGTATCTGCTCTTTGGCACATCGAA